ATGAATCATTAACCAAAAAAGAATGGGATGGATTTATGAAATGGTTTTGGGGATTTAATGATAAATATACAGAACCATTAGGATGGATTTATCAAACAGAAAGTGAACATCCAAAATACTTTGATAATATAGAATTGTTTGAAGAAGCGTTTCAACTATATTTGGAGGAAAAATGAGTAAGCATCCAGGTATAGATACAAAGTGGGATATTAAAGTTGAGGGTAAACTTAATCGTAATAATATTATCTTTCATACTAATAAATATCAAAAACTTGTGTCAAAACTTAAAGAATATAACGATTTTATAAAAAAAGTGAAGGAGCTGTAATGTTAGATAAAAGAGGATATAAAGTAGATTTAGATAGAGAAAACAGTTGGTATAAAGAAGCACAAGACTTATTGTTAAATAAAAAAATAGTAAGTGTTAAATGGTGCAATTGGGATGACGATGAACATACACAAACTGGTTTAGTATTTAAAACCAGTGATAATGTAATGTTTTATCTTAGTTCAGATGACGAAGGTAACAATCCTGGTGCATTGCACTGGTCTTCAAACAAAAAAGTAAATGGTAGAAATCATGGTATACTACCAGTAGGTGTTATGGATTGTAACGAGTTAATTAAGTATAGAATGGAAAAGGAAAAAAGTGAAAGTAAAAAAAGTAAATCGTAAAGCAATGATAATTCGTCCAAGTGGAAGAAGTAGTGACTATATTACACCTTCCTTTGGTCATGGATGTTTATTTAATTGCACATATTGCTATATGCGTAGACATATAAAGTCTGGTGTAAGTATAGCAGAAAATACTCAAGATATTTTAGATGCAATTACTAACCATTCTTGGGCTTTAAAATGGCCTAAAGAGCCTAATCAAACACATAGTGAGTATTATACTTACGACTTTAGCTGTAATGAAGACTTTGTGTTGCATGCTAAATACCATGATTGGGAAAAGATATTTGATTACTTTGTAAATGATGATAAAATTCTAGGCACTGCAGCTACTAAGTTTGTAAATAAAAAGTTACTATCTTATGATGCTAAACGTAAAGTTAGAATTAGATTTAGTCTTATGCCACAAAGTATATCAAGCATACTAGAACCAGGTACTAGTAAGATTATAGACAGAATTGAAGCTATTAATGAATTTTATGATGCTGGATATGATGTTCATGTAAATTACTCACCTATTGTAGTATATCAAGATACTAAAAAAGACTATATAGAGCTATTTAAGCTAGTAGATAAGTATGTTGATGATGCTATAAAAGACAAAGTTAAAGCAGAATGTATATTTCTAACACACAACGAAGATATGCACAAATACAATGTAGAAAATAATGTATCTGGCGAAGATCTATTGTGGAAACCAGAAGTTCAAGAGTATAAAACTTCACAATATGGCGGTAAGAATATACGTTACAACTATCAAGTTAAAGATGTATGGATAAATGCTTTTCTTAAAAGGCATAATTCTATATTGCCTTGGCAAGAAATTAGATATATCTTTTAAATATGATAAAAAAATATTAAATTAAATACAATTTAATAATAAGTTAATACTAACATTAATAATAAAAGGAGGCATCTATGCCTATTTCAATACACGGAAAAGAATATGTTTTAGTCAACGAAAGACTAGATGAATTTTTATCCGAAAACCCAAAAGCTACAGTAGAAACACTATTAACCAAGCAAGACGCTATGACAGACACTGCTACTGGTGATATGTGTAATCAATATGTTGTACAAGCTAAAATTATTCCTAATCCTATAGAAGAGCCAGAAGTGTATTACACTGGTTACGCTGAAGAAAGGGATAACAATGGATTCATTAATAAAACAAGTGCATTAGAAAACGCAGAAACATCAGCTTTAGGTAGAGCTTTGGCTTTTGCTGGATACGGAAGTGCACAATCAATTGCAAGTGGTGAGGAAGTTTTAAGAGCAACACAAGTTCGTAAAAACATTGACCCTACTACTACGTCATTAGATAAATTGGATAGATTAAAGAATAAACTATACAAAGAAAATAAAATTGATGACAAAATGAATTTAAAATACACTAAGAAAAGAAGTGCTGGAATGACTATCAAACAAGTTACTGAAACTCAAGCGTATTTTGAAGACATGGATAAAAATGCAGAACCATTAAGTGTGCCTAACAGTGCACAAAAGAAAACTGGTACTAAATAATGGATAAGTATTTAGAAATACCAGTTTTAACTTCAATAGATGAAGAAGTTGGAATAGTATTAGACATTGAGGAAATGCAACGTATACTAGATGAAAAACTTGAACAACTTGAAGAAGATATTACAGAAACAAATCATGTAAGAAACGAACATCTTACATCTAAACATACAGCTGGTGAAGAGCCAGTTCAAGAAGGAGAGCAATAATATGGCAATTACTGGAACACAAGTAAAATCTGGTGGTGGTAGTATTAAAAACTACTTTATTAACAAAGTTACTATACAAGAAGCAGAATTAGCACAGTCTAATTACACTGATTGTAGCATAAGACTAGCAATGACAGACGAAAGCAATGGTTACAAATATACTTTATATGTAAATCAAAACTTTGAAAAAGACAATGCTGGTGTAGTTACTGGATTGAAATTTCCAGATGACTTAAATAGATTATATCTAAGTACTAATACAGATATGAATGTATCTGATAGTGGTGAACCTAATCTAGACGTGTTAGTTGGAAAACAAATAGCTATCGTAAATTATGTGTCTAACGGTAAATACAAAAGAAACACATGGAGATGTGTTGGTTCAGTTAATGATACTGATGCTTTAGGTAAAGAGTTTGAAACTCAGTCTGCTAAAGGATATCCTAAAGACTTTGTAAAACCAGAGAAACCAAATAGCAATTTGCAATATGCAGAAAAACTATTAGGTAGCTCACAACCAAGTCAACCTAAATCAGATGATGGGTTACCATTCTAATGACTGCTGAAAAAATAATAATAAAGTGGTTAATGAGACTTGCTAAGACTAATTCTCCCTGGTTCTATACATTTGATATGGAAGCAGAAGTACCAGTATATGGTAAGTTAGCACATCAAAAGATACACACAGCTTCTACATATTCTAGAGCTTTTAGAAAGTTACGTGAAAGTAACAAATTAAATGCTATGGGATATAAGTTAGAAGAAATTACAAAGGACACAAAGGCAAAAGGATGGAAGATAATCAAAGATATGTAGAATTTGTTGAACATAATATAGCTAATCGTAATGAAATAATACCATTAGATTTATATTTAAAAACAATAAAAATGTCTGCATTCAGTAAGAAAGAAATGTATAGGTCTTACTATTCTTTTGATATTGAATTTGCTAATTACGTAGAAGAACATAATTCTGTCAAAGATTACGATGGACTTATGTTCTTAGATACTATTATACTAGATATTGATAAGGGAACTATGCCTTGCGATGAGTTTAAAATGCATGTAGAAGATTGCATTAATACAATTCGTGAGTTAGGTATACAAAATGAACATATCAATATCTGGTTTAGTGGTAATGGGTATCATGTAGAGTTGTTAAACGTATTTGGATTTACGCCTAACACTAAATTAAATGAAACAGTAAAGTTTACTTTACAAAAACATTTTCCATTTGCTGATAATATTTATGACAAAACAAGAATTATTCGTAGTCCTTGGTCATACAATAGTAAAAGCAAACTACATAAAATATTCATACCTCACGATTTGTTTTATATGTTTTCTACAGAACATTTTGTAGAAGCAGCTCAAGACAAAGAAACTTACACTGAATTTAATCAAAACTTTGAAACTTTATTTAAAAACTCAAAAGTAAAACCTTATTTAAATCACTTAATTGTTGAAAAAGAAATAAAGGTACATAATAAAGTAGAAAGAGTTGGTAAAGTAAGTGCAGTAGTTTCTTGTATGCAACACGTCTTTAATGAAGGCCCAGCAGAAGGTGATAGAAATAAGAAAATAATGAGAATGGTTAGTTCTTACAAAAGAGCAGGTGTACCATTTTTAGCTTCTTTAGCTATTATGAGAAATTGGGCAAGTGGCGAGTTAAACGAATCAGAAATTAGCAGAACAGTTTCTAATGTATATGAAGGCAACTATCAATATGGTTGTCAAGATATTGTAATGAATGAGTATTGTGATGACAAATGCATTTATTATAAAAACAAAAACTATACATTAGATATTAAAGGAATAGATGAATTGGAAGATTCTTTCAAAAAATATATGAAAGAGGCTTTTTCACAAAAATCTATAGACTTAGCAAATATATGGGATGTACCATCTTATCAGTTTAGACCAGGCGAATTAGTTATATTCTCTGGTGATACTGGTATGGGTAAGTCAGCATTAGTACAAAATATTGTAGCTAAAGCAAAAAAAGATACACTATTCTTAACATTAGAAATGCCAGAGGCGTTAACATTTAGACGCTTCATACAGATTGCTACTAATAAAACTAAAGAATGGGTTCATAACATGTTTAATAGTAATGAAGATGTATCTTTTAAGGAACTATTAGGTCATATTAAAATTATGAGTATAGCACCAACAATGGATGCTATAAAACAAATAGTTGCGCAACATGAACCAAATATACTTGTAGTAGATACAGTAGATGAAATGCAAGTAGATTACGTTCGTGGGGAAATAGAAAAACAAAACCAAATCATAGATGGATTAAAATCTATAGCACAGAAAAATAATACTATAATATTTGCAGTGCATCACATTAATAAAGCAGCAGCAATGGGTGGTAATTTAGGATTACATTCATTAAAGGGCTCTTCTAATGTTGTGCAAAAAGCAGATAAAGTATTAATCGTATCTGGTGATAGAGAAGATATGTATAGAACCATAACTTCTGCAAAATCACGAGATGAAGGTCAGTTTGAAATGCTTTCTAAGTTCATGTATGAAACTATGACATTTGAAAAGGCGGTAATATGATTAATAATATAGTACATTTAGATACTGTAAGTAATGATGAGATGAAAATGACAAGATTAACACTCTTAACATTTACTTACTTACAAGTTATGTATAACAGCACCATGATGAAGGATACACTAGAATTTGCTTTTGGTATATTCTGGTTTGAATTTGCTTGGCAAATAAGTGTGGTAAGATAATGACGCATCCTAATAAAGTGCGTGGTAATAACCTTGAACGAGAAATTGTTAACAAGGCAAAAGCAAAAGGGCTCTCTGCAAAGAGAGCTTATGCTTCTGATGGAAGATCGTTAGGTAAATCTGAAGTTGTTGACGTAATGGTTGAAGGTTATTGTATACAAGCAAAAAGAAGAAAAAAGATAGCTAATTGGCTTTATCCAGAAAATCATGGAGATGATGTGGATGTAGTATGTACTAGAATGGATAGAAAAATACCATTAATAGTAGTACCATTAGATGATTGGTTAGATTTAATAAAAATAAAAATAAAAAAAGAGGAATTAAATGAAAAAGAAAGTTAATGCTGTAAACGCTGATATGTGGGTATGTAATTGGTGTGGCAGTGAAGAAATATATGAAAGTGCATTTATACCAATGAATGGTAAAATTATTGATTGGAATAATATAGAGTGGCCAAAGCATTCAGAATATATTGCAGATTGTTGTGGGGAATTTGAACACCCATTATTACATGAAGAGTGGTATGATGAAGTATTTGAACAATGCAATGGCAACAAGTATGAAATAGAAAAAATAATGGATGGGAGTAGAGCGTGAAGTTGTCACAAGAAGAAATAAATGCAATAATGTCTATTGCTGCTAAAATTATAGAGCACCAAGAAACAAGTCGCACAAAAAAAGAAATAAATAAAATAGTACGTAATTCAGAAGACGAGTATGACATGACTGCAAGGTTAGGTCCTAAAAGTTGTGAGGATTGCGATGACTAAAAAGTATGATTTTAGTACTCAAGAGTTATTGATAATTAGGGCTGCTTTGCTTAATTTTAAAAAAGCGCCCTTTGTTCCTGAAGGTGAAAAAGAATTTATTGATGGAATGATGAAGAAAATATTTTTAGCTTTAGATAAAAATTTGAAAGAATAATAGCTAAGCGTAGCAGGGTTTAAGTTTCTATTGTTTTGTCCTTTGCCTGCTACCTTAGCATATTTTCCCTTTCCTAAAAAAATGCGGTGTAAGGAGCCGAGTGGTTAAATCCACACACCTTTTTCATAGTTAATGGTTATCTCTATTAAAAAGAGGCATTTACAAAGCTAACGCAAAGTTTATTGGTTGGCGCTAATAAATTTAAAATTAGGAAAGGGAAGAACATTTGAAGTAAGGATGAATGGGGGGAAGAATAGGATATTTTGTTGACACCAAGGAAAAAAAAGAATTAATTGTGGTATAAATGTATACGTGATAGTTAGTAAGTAAAGGCTATAGGTAATATATATGAGAAAGTATATATATAGAGGATAGATGATTATACATAGAAAACTGTATACACGGAGAGCTACCGAGGGAAATAGACGATGAAATTGATGAGAAAACTAAGTAAGACTTAGAAAGATAAAGTAATTGAAAACAGACCGCCTTGTACAAACGTACCACAATTAATAAAGAATAAGCTTTCAAAATAGCTCTATATAGCTTTAATATAAAAATAGGCGATAGTATGTTCGCCTATTTTTTTAAGATTCTATAAAATGTGAATTTGATGCGTAAAAGGGGTCCTATTGGCACTCTAACTTAATACTACTACTCTAATTCTGTGGTATTTTCAGCTTCAGCTTCTGCTGCAGCTTTCTTTTCAGCTACTGCAGCTCTTCTCATTTCATGCATTCTATGTAAAGGTATACCAGTAGCAAAGTCTGGTAACATAGCTGGACTATCGTATATTCTAGTAGCATCTCTTAATGCTCTACCAAATGGTAAGTATGTCCAAGATTGATATTTCATAAACGATTCCCAGTCACCAGTTAAGAAAGAATTAATAGGTGGTAGTACATACCTTGCAGCAGGAGGTGTTACAATCTGTAATGGTGCTAACACTGGGTGTGGCCATTGACTAAAGAAAGCACGTTCTCTTTCTTTTGCATCACCAAATGTTAGTGATGCCATGTCTTGCATCCAATTCATAGGTGGAGATAAAGCATATTCAAAAATACTAGCAATAAATATATTAGCTAATGATAACGCCATTAAATCAGATGTAAACTGTCTTTCAAATTTCTTGTTAGCAGCAGTTCCTTCTATAAATTTAGTATATTTAGCACCATATTTATATAAACTTTGTCTTCTTGTTATACTATTCCAAGCATAAGGATGGAATCTTGTCATAATACGACCCATAGCAGTGTTAGAATAATTACTTCTAAATGCAGAGTGATACATAAACTGTGATGCTTCTACACCTTTTTTAGATATTTCTATTAAAGCAGGGTTATTAAAGTCCATATGTCTTAACATATCACTACCAAAAGCTTGTCTAGCATTTAGGTAGTGTGCTAAGAATGCAGTTCTTCTAAGTTTTCTTTCAGAGTATTGCATCCATTTACCACCAAACTCAACTACCTGGTCAAATAATTGGTATTTTTTAGATAGCTCTCTAGTAGTTCTAGTTTTTATTTCATCATATAATTTTTCATCAGTTTTAGCTTTAGGGTTTTCATTTAATCTTCTTGTAAACTGTTCTTGTATTTCTTGTACAAATTTATTGTTACCAAATTTAACAATATCTCTGTTCATACCAACTTCTTCTGTAAACATACTATCTAAAATACCTAAAGATTCAATCCATTCTTCAACATCTTTCATATTTCTAAATTTTCTGTTTACAATTTTACCCTTTTCAATAACTTGGTATTCAGCACCTTCAAAAGCTTTTAAAACATCTTTCTCTGACATAGATTGTGCAAAGGTTCCTATACCAACATCAGAATAAATATTAATACCACCACCAAGCATATTAGTTATTAATGTTTTAGGGTGTGACAATAGTGATAATAGTTCCCATTTACCTTCAAAATTACTAATAGCCTTAGCTCTTTGTGCTAAAGCCATTCTTCTACTATCTTCTGATAAACCTTTTGTGTCTTTAAAGAATGTAAAATCTTTTAATCCAAAAGCTTTACCAACTCTGCCTTCAAAGCTTCTAACTGTATTAACAACAACTTCATCACTAAATACATTATAAGCAGTACCAAAACGTTTTATCTTATTGACATTTTCTTGTTTAGCAAATTCTTCTAAACGATTAATTCTATACTCAGTTATAGCGTCATCTAATCTAATGTCATCTTTAAGTTTTTTAGCTTGCTGTGTAATCCAACTTGGCTCAGGAGATGAAAAAGCATCTACCATATCTAAGAATCTTTTTTCTTCATACTTAAGTCTACCACTAAATACTGACCTATCTAATCCTGCTTTTATGTATTCTTTAAGTAAAGGTAGTTCTGTTTTTTTCATACCTTGTATTTCTAAGCTTCTAAAAGTTGACATACCTAACATGTTAGTTAGTGCATCACGCATATAGCCTGACCAATTATTTGTATGTTCGCCAAGTTTTTCAGCTTGTTCGAATTTATCTATTAATAAATGAGAACGAAAGCCTACCAAGTTATCAATATAAGTTTTTAAAAAGTTTTTATGGTAAGTAGTTAGTGCTTCGTAAGACTTGTCATACCCTGGCATTATTAGTTCATCTTTTGATTTCATACTACCATTTAAATAACTAAATACATCTTTAGCATTTCTAGATTGTATCATATGAGCTATACCTTCAGAATAACCTCCGTCTTCTCTTTGTCCAGAAATAATACCTCTTTCTAAAGCTCTTCTTTTCTCTTTTAGCATTTCAGCTTTTGTTGTTTGCCAAGTTCTATAAGGCCCTAAAACCTTAGATTGTGCTCCTTTGTTAACTAACAACTGTGCAGCCCTATATAATTTAGAATGTAATGTACCTTCATTTAATACATCTTGTTCACTTTGTATTTTCATATCAAACTGCTGCAATCTTTCCTGTATATACAACTCTAACTGAGTTCTGTTAGCTGCATACCTGCTATGCCCATTATGTGACCAGTATGCACTAGGTCTACCGCCGCTATCTACAATTATATTCACCATAGGTGCTTTACCTGTAGCTCTTAAAGTGTTAGCCATCTCACGTGCTTCTACTGAGTTTAAATTAACATCCCTAGGTTTTATGCCTTGCTGCTTAGCTAAATCAGCTTGTACGCTTTTTAATATTCCGTATTCATACTGATAAAATAAAACTTCGTTTAATCCTACTGACTTACTTAACATACTTTCAATATTAGCACCTGAGTATTTTTGTGTTAAATCTAACTTTGCACTAATCTTATTGACATCTATAAATCCATTAGTACCCATTACATCTTGTTTTACAGAATTTCTAATTTCAAAACTTCCATCAGGTTGTTGTCTAAAATTTTTCATAATAAAGTTATCTTTAAATACATCGTAAAAATCTGTAATCTGATCGTTGATAATTTCAACTAATTCGTCAATATCAACTGTTTTCTTCTTACCTGCTTTCTTAGGGTCTAATATACTAAACTTTCTAAACCCAGCTTTATTAGGACTATCTGGCCATACTTCCCCAGGATTCATTCTATTTTTATCTAAATATTCTTGCGCTTTATTATATGAGTCTATTAAATATTTTTTACTTTGAGAATTATAGTTCATACCACCAAACTTTGGGTCACCCAAGTGTAAACTATTAGGGTCTTTTTCTGCATCATATTCTCTAATTCTAATTGCTTGCTTAAATATATCTCTAAAGTTTGACATCAAATACGAATCGTTTGGGTTAATAAAATCAAATGTTTCTTTTAAGTGTTTTTCTGCAAACCCAGAAAGAGCTGTATTTAAAGTTTTTCCCTGGTCAACCATCACTCTTACCATTTCTAAAGTACTTGTTGGTAATGTCAATGTTCTGTTTGTTATAACAGGACTACCTTCTTTGTCAAATACAGGAACATTTCTCTTTTCATATAATTCCATTTCGTGAGTTCTTAGTTTTTGTCCTACAAACTCATTAAACAGTAAGTGATAAACACTCTTCATTTCAGGTGGTACTGACTTGTCTTTATCTATACTATCTTTAAATTCTTTAGCACCAGCATCACTCTTACCATATTTTTTAAACTTAGCTTTTATTTTGTCTAACAAAGAACCTTTAGCAATATACATATCTTCTACAAACCTGTTAAAAGCTTCCATGTGTATAAGTTCTGTATCTTTTAATGTAACAGCAACATTTTGTACGCCAGTCCATCCAATATTACTAGATAGTTCAGTCATTAATCCTTCTATAGTAACCAACAAGTCTGGATTTTTATTAATCATTTTGTCTAGTTTACCTAATTCAACAGCCATTTGTTTTGTTTCTACTATCGGTTTAGTAGGGTCGTATATATCTTCAATCATATCTAATGGTTTAGATTTAGCAAACGAATACAATTCTTGTTGTGTAGCTTTATCAAAAAAGTTTCGTATAGATTTTTTAGCTACAGCCATAGCTGTTTCTTTTCCATATTGTTTATAGATACTGTGTATTTCTTTAGTAAAACTATCAGAGCCATACTCAAGTACTGTATTTACTACAACTTTTTTGTTAATTTTATCTCTTAATTTTTGTTCAAACTCATTAAATATTTCTAAGTCTTTTTCTTGTAATTCAATATCCTCTTTAAGTATTTTTTCTTCTTTTTTAATAGCTTCTATTTCAACTTTTTCTTCTTGATTTTCTAATTCAGTTTGTTTTTTAGCTTTCTTTTTAGCTACATTTTTTAGAGTATTAACTAAATCTGATTGTATTGAATCTTCTACAGCTTTTTCTGCCTCTCTATTTCTAGTATCTGTTTCTTTTGCTTCCTTAGATTTTTTTAATGCATTTATAGTATCTACAAGATTTAATTGAGTTCTTATATCTGACGACTTAAATACCTCTGTTACATATTCTTTAGTTGATTTACCATAAGCTTCAGCAGCATCAATAAATTCAGCAACATCTCTTATAATTTGAGTTTTATGGTTTGTAGGTATATGTTGAGAATTCCATAAATTAGTGTTTTGTCCACTATAGTTTGCTAATGCTTTGTACATGTTTCTTATGTCTTTTGATGATTTTTGATTTATAACTTTGTCTAAAACTTTATTTAATTGGACATCGTCTATTCCTTCGCTTAACATTCTTTCAAAGTCTTTTAAAGTAAATTCAACTACAGATTCTTTAATACCAGTTTTAGCTAAGTTAATCTGTGAGTCTAGTCTACCAGGAGCAATATCATACTTTTCTTCTATTGGTTTTTTAACCTTAGACAACTCATCAAGTCTTTCCATTCCTTTTTGACCTGGAACAATTTCACTTAATAACATTTTATGTAATAAATATTTAAACACTTCCTGTGTAGGTGCATCAAATGGAACAGTTTCCCCCGCTTCATTAGTAGTATTTTGAAGTTTTTTATATTGACTTCTTAACCATTTACCAATATGTGGATTACCTTCAGATTGTGCTCTAGTTGTATTATATCTTGCTTGCAGTATTTTCTTACCAACAAATACATCTTCAACCATATTACCAATCATTCTTTGTATTTGTTTCCCAGATACACCTTGTTTAGATAGCCTTACTTCTAGTTGTGTGTATATCTCGTTAGCATCTACTAAAAACTGTGCTCTTCTAATATGATTTGCAATAATCTGGTCTTTATAAATATTGGCTGCTTCTAAATTATTAATTAAATCACTAGGTAAACGATTAGCTTCTAAATTTATAGCTCTAATTATTAAACTTGCTCTTTCAGCACCAGATATACCTTTAGTTTGTGCTGCAATAAATAAAGGGTCGCTAGAACTATGTATATACTTTTCCTTAACAAGGTATTTAAACAATGGAGAGTCTTGCATGTTAGAGTACGCATTGACTACATTTTTCATTAAATTATTTACATCTTTTCCTCTAAATATATCTAGCTTAAAATCAACTTCTCTTCCTAAGACTTGACCCATTTTTTCAAACTCACGTGCAATTTTATTTTGTACAGAATCTGAGGGGAAATATTCTCTAGCCTCTTTCATAGATTGACCTAAAACATCCATTCTATTACTTGTATCGTATAAAGATTCGTGATTTCTTTTATTTCCTCTACCTCCACTAAATGATTGTTCTGATGCAGCTAAAGCTTCAAGTGCTCTAAAATAGTTATGGTCATAATTAAACTTTTGTATATCTTTAAGATTAATAGTTTGTACAGTTCTAGTTCCATCTAATCCTTTTTCATATGCAATTTTCATTTTAAACTTATTTAACTCTAGTATTTTAAAATTAGTTTTAGGATTTAAATCTAATGCTCTAGGTTTTCGAACCTGTTGTCCTTTTTTATTCTTACTGTATTCAAATACAAATAAATTATAAAAGTTTTGATTAGGGTTAATTTCATATGCATGTTTTAAAGTTTCATACCCTACAGAAGAATCACCTTTTCTGTAAGTTTTACCTTCATTCATTTCTAACCCAGTATTAACAGAAAACTTTTCTGCTAAAGCCCATTG